CGCCGTCGCTCGCGGGCGAAGGCCGAGGAGGCCGCCACCCGCCCGGTCGGCGGAGGAGCGCGATTTATTTCTCTGTTCCTTTCTCTTTTTAGCAGCTTTCACGACGGGGGCGTCCGTATTCCGGGAGGATACCAAATTCCCACCAACTTTTCCAATTTTTTGCGTACTCCCCCCTAATTGTTTTTTTGAATTGTTTTTTTTACGTGAATTACATAATACTTTTTGTAATATATCTCCATCGTTGTCCAATAAATAACCTATATATCCCCATACTTTATCTATATCATCATCTATATCACCCTGTTCCACATTTTGAAGAAACAAAGTATCTTCGTTCAATATAGTTTCAGATTCCGTTTTGGTGTTGGTCATTACTTTCATTATCATTTTATATTGTTGGTAAATCTTCTAAAGAAGTACTCATCGTATTATTTTTAACTTGTTGTTGTGGTTTTTTTTTGATGGGGGCAATAATAACAGGTGTCGTATTCTTTTGTTTTATTTTAACAGGGGTCGGTTTTTTTACATCTCCTAAAATTTTTTGGTATAACATTTCCATTTTATTGAAGAGAGAAGGTTGTGTTCCAACCATGAATAATATGTATACTAATAATCCATATCTTCCACCTCCTCTTGTTGCAATAAACATAAAAGCAAATACAATAACAATTACTTGCATAAAAACTTCTAATAAAACAAGAAATACATCCTTGCTTTCTGATATGTCTTCGTCGTATTTTGGGAATACATATTCAAGTAACGCACCTATTATAAATCCATAAATTGAATAACAGGCTATGTCGTAAAGAGTTTTACTTAAAACATCTTGTACATCTGAATATCTAGAATGTACTTGGCGATTCATTTGTTTAAATCGAAGCGGGGTGTACATCATTATTGAATTACACATATAAAAAGTTGTGAATATAAAAATGAATTTAAAAGATGAAAGTATATATATCTATTAATAAAGAACCATGTCCACCACAGCACCAAAACACCTTTCTGCATACTTATATGAGTCCCGTTCTGTTATTCTAGAAATGCTTGAACAAAGAGGGTTTCAAGTTGACAAATATAAAAATTTCACAAGTGCCGAAATGAATCTTTTAGCAAGTGAAATCAAAACACAGACACCTGAACCAATTGTTTCTACTAATTTTGATAGTAAGGAACATATCGAAGTACATTATTTACTTGACAAAAATAGTCCAACTGCCAAAACAATTGACACACTTGTAAATTCAGTAATATCTAAAAGGGATGAATCTTTAAATGATTTTGATCATACACTTGTAATTATAACAAAATCTAAATGTTCTCAATCTGTAAATGACAGTCTCAGTTATTTATATAAAGAAACTGGTACATATGTGCAAATCTTCTCAATAAGAACCCTTATGTTTAATGTCACAAAACATACACTTGTTCCTCCACATACTCGATTAGAACCTTCCATATTCGAGACACATCTTAAAAACGAATATCATATTAAAAGTCCTGATCAACTACCTCATATTATGGATAATGATCCTGTTGCAAAATTTATAGGTTTACGGCCCGGTGACATATGCAAGATAACTCGACCTAGTTTGAGTGCTGGTCAACATCAAGTATATCGTCATTGTGTATCCTCAACGTTAGGATAATTACAATAATTATTCAATTCTTTTTTATTATCTTCCTCTATTATATCATATATTGCTGTATTCTCCAAAAAATCACGAATGATAAGTGGTTTCTCTCCTACAATATTAAATGATCCAGATTCGGTGATAACATGATATCCTTTATTAGTTTTCATTTCTACGAATACATTATTACATAAAGAATACAGTTTATCCCATACTGAGTCAATCTTCCCAATTACACTTGGACTTACTAATTGTGTACTACTTATTTGTAACCATTTATGATCTTTTGGTAATATACATGAATATTTACCTATAACTCTTGTCCAATTTCCATCATCCCAGATAATATCTCCTATTTTGATCTCTTGTATTTTTTTAGAACCTTTTCGTGTTTGTACACAACACTCTCCTGATATACAATTCCTAGCATCACCATATTCATATTTTGGATTCAATTTTGAGTGATTATAATTCAAACCTTTCAATGTTTCAGTAGCTATTTTAACATTATCATCTGATTCTGAATAATCTGAACATAAATATTTTTCTGTTTGTATATTGTGATCATCGGTTACAAAACACATAACGTTATTTGGTTTTTTATCTGTTTTATTACATATTTCATAAGCAAAAACAAATTCTTTTTTATCTTTACAATATACAAAATGATTTTCAGTTACCCAAACATTGTCAGATAGTTTATACAAAAATTCACTGTTTTCACTTGTAATAATTCCCAATATTTTTGATTTTTTGTTAACATGATCGACATATTGACCCAACTTATATTCATTCATATTTTTACCTGATATTAATTTGGAATCTGGCGAAAAACAGCAATATGCCCTCTGAGAAGCTGTCTTTTGTAATATTCGTAATGTACTATTAAGAGCTGCCAGAGCAACTCCAAACACACCATATATAACCGCGGGTATAATATTAGCTATAAAACCAGGGTTGGTAACGAAAAGTGGTGGGATATTAAACATGTTTGCCCTAAATGCATGAAATGCCGCTAACGCAATCGATGTTATCATTTGTATTTCAGATATAATAATTAATCTATATACCCCAGCGATTAATATCATAACACTATTCATTGAAGAAATTAAGAAATAATATAAGGTAACTATTACTGCACCTATCTTATAAAACAAGTTCTGCATTTTCAAAGATATGTAGTAAGATACAGTTTGGGAACGTAGAAAAACATCACTCATAACATTTGTATTTTCTTTCAACTTTTTTCTATATTTATCTGATTCCCTTTTCAGTTCATTCGTATATTCGGTAGTAACTTCTAATTTTTTTTGAATATTATTAACAGGCTCGTCTAATTTTTTTGTTTGTTCTCTGAATAATGGGTCAATTGCTTGTTTTACACAATAATGAAAGTTGTTTAATACGGATACCTCTGGTTTTATAATAGATACAAAAGGGAGTAATTGTAATTTGCATCTATGTTTCTCAAAATCTTTGTTGTATATACCCTTAAGAAATAATATATGAATGATCATTGTAACGATAACGGTTAATAATATAATACTAACAATTGTTATAATAGCCCAAGGTATATAATTTAATTTTGAATCATCAGACATTCGATTATTATAAGTAATTATGTTTTTCTGATAAAAAAATGATTACATATACTTGTATACATTTGATACAGTCACTACAGCTTACTCTATGAATCCGTATAAGTTATTACATACAAATGTTACAGATTTACCAAAAAAAGGGTCAAAAAGTTACAAAAGTATAACTTATGAGAATTATAGGATTGGGAAACAAGATATATCTAACACTATGCTTTCAAAATGTTTAAGTTGGTTTAATAAAAAGGCTCCTTTGTCTACACTACATGAAAAGAGCAGATGTCGACAATATCTAAATTCAAAAACAAGAGACAAAAAAGGCATAGAGCTTACAACTTCAGAATATATGGTATGGAGTAATCCTTCAAAAAGATCTGCCTTTATAAGGAGTAAAATATCTAAAAATGAATTTATACCAGTAGAGATAGGGCTTAATAAGAATTATGAAATATCTAAAATAGCGTTTGTGTTAAAATCTATAGGTAATAACGACAATTCCTCTATATTCACAACAAAAGGAAGAGTTATTTATATTTGTATGGGGATAGATCATGGTATAAAAACATGGTATATAACAAATGGTTACAAAAACAGAAATAACTATAAATCAAAGAATGGAATAAAATATCTTACATCTGAACAAGTAAAAAAATTATTCAGTTTATAATTATAATGGGATATGTGTATGTACCAAATTGGTTTAATGGATTAATAAAAATTTTATCAATCCTTATTTGTGTTATATTGTTTACTTTATTTATTACTGTATATGGATTAAGACATATTGTAAGAAATAATTGGTCGGTTTATAGATGTGATCCATTTGTTATGCCGTTTGCTGGGTTTTTCGGTTACGAACCTGTTTCTAATTTTAATAACTGTATTCGTTTAAATGTAAAAGAGACATCAAAACCTTTATTCTCTCCTTACAATGATGTTATAGGTGCATTCCAAACTAATTTAAACGCTCAATTAGGTAGTTTAACAGATGTCGGTATAGCAAGTAATATTTCAAGAACAAATACTACATTCGCATTGAGCGATATTATGGGAAAGATGGGTAATGTAGCTACTACAACTGAATTTCTGATGATAAAAATTAAAAGTATATTTCAAAAAATATTAGCACTATACATAACTTTATTATACGCAGGGTGGTCCATGATTAAAGGTATGGAAGCAATCGCAAAAGACAAAGGTATCAAAAAAGGTATGAAATTAGTAGATTCCGTTTCCAATTTTTAAATTTATATTAACATTAATAATGTGGTGGATAACAGTATTTATTGTAGTTTTTTTTACTATAATTATTTTACTTTCTCTTTATTCAACCGAAATCAAAGATAATTTCTTAAAAAAAGATTTAGCATGGCCTCCTTACATATCAAAATGCCCTGATTATTGGGAGTTAAACGAGAAGGATATGATTTGTAAATCAAATAACATTAATATTGGGAAAAATACAGATGATTGCAAGAGTTTCGTACCTTACAATGAAGACATGTCCCAAGAAGAAAAAGATTCAATACACCAAAAGGCTAGAGTATGTGACATTTCTTGGCACGGGGTTTATTAATAAAAATGGTATAAGGACATATGAAGAATATAGTATTATACAATGGCACACATTGACTATTACAACGGTGTAAAAAACATGATGGATATTATGAAAGACTCTCATTCCTGCCTTATTCGACGTGTATGTCAGGAATTAGGTGCTGATGATAGGGCGGATGAGATGGTTGCGAAATACGTTGATGAATCAATCAAAATGAAAAAATTTAAAGACGATAAAGCACCAAAACATGCTAAGACAAGTTACATGTTTTTTTGTGTTGATAAACGTGCTGAACTTAAGAAAAAACGTCCCGACTTGAAATTTTCTGAGATTATGCAAATTCTATCTAAAGACTGGAAGAAAATCCCAGAAAAACAAAAGGAGAAATATATCACTGCTGCTGAAAAGGACAGGGAACGCTACGAGAATGAAGTAGAAGAATACGAAAAACAATTGTATAGTAGCACAATGAACGAGTAGATTTAATTATTTTTTATTTTTGACATTTCGTGTCCAAGTTCATAACAAAATTGATTGTATTTTTTCCAAAATTCTTTATTTATGGTGTGTTTATTTGTCTCGTTCGTCTTTTTCTTAAAGTAAAAGGGACGTTCATCGTATTTTAAATCAGGAATTTTAGAAGTTGGTTTTATAGGTATAACTCTGTTTGATTGTAAAACTAGACCATTTACTTTATTTGTTACTTTGTCTTTCGTATAAGATATTGGTTTACATCTTAATAATGTATCCAATTTACTTAAATAAGCTAAAGTAACATTTAATTTTGGTAATTCATCAAATGATTCTGCATATATTATTTTATAATCAGGTAGTATGTTACCTGCTAATACAGGTATAAAAATATTATTATCGAGTAATATATAAACAGTTTCTAAGTCTTTATTTAAACACTGACCCTTTATTGATATCCTATTTGTCTTACAATAAGATATAATAGTATCAATATTAACCGGTCTATTGAAATAACCATCTTCAGATAGTTTTTTTATATAATTTGTGTTTTGAACGACTACACAACTTTTTCGAAGTGGGATTATACTTGTTATAATGTCTTTTGTTTTGAATGAATATTCATGTGGATAAATAATGTTTCCCAAATGATTTGTATTTACCTTTATAATTGGTTCATAATGTTTTCTTCCAGATATTTTTGAGCAATATACAAATACATGCTTTGCATCATTATAATAATAATGGTTGTCATCGCCATTGGAAGGACATACATAGTTAACACCCTTATCTAACTTTTCAAATATATACATATTCAATCCGCGTTTAAAAATAACACCAGGATGACATAAAATACCCCAAAAAAATGAATGTGATATCTCTATCTCTGGATCTTTTATCATCTTTATTAAAGTTACTGATGCTGTAAAAATACGCTTTAAATATTTATCCTCAAACCCCTCAATAGATTGCTTTTTCTTCCAATCTTTAAATTCATCCAAATTATAATTCTCCTTTTCAAACATCTTTATCAATTTGCCCCCATGTATTGATAATATAACCTCCGCCTTTGATAAATTTGAAGCAATCACATTAAACAATTCCTCAATTGTATCAGACTTATCATAAAATTTACATATTACATTTAAAAAACTCTTATTTGTATTTATAGATATCCCTTCTCTTACATAACATGACATATTTGGTACAATATTACCAGAATTTACGCTATTTGAGAAAATGTTCTTTGGATTATCTAATAAACGGTGAAGACTCTCATCAAATGATCCAAATGCTTTGTCTTCCAAAGGAAATACTAACTCTTTCTTAACATACGCTTTTGAACTTTTTGGTATTTTTTTAGATTTAGTATTCTTTTTTTTACTTTCTTCGACAATAGAAACATCTTTGTCCTTATCCTTATCATTGTCCTTATCCTTTTTTTTACTTTTGTACCTACAAGGTGGTAGAAGATTATCGGGATGTTTTAATTTTTG